CGGGCCGGCATCTCGAAGCTCGAGACGCTCCGGCAGGAGTTGGCGGCGGATGCGACGGCCCGTCAGGCGAAGACGGAGCTCGATCAGGCCGGGTTGATCCCGCGTGGCTGGATTGAGCGGCCGGTGGAGGCGCCGGAGTGGTCGGATGAGGGTATGGGCCGGTTCCGTGAGGGCTGGGCGAACTGGGCGAAGGCTTCAAATCGCAAGACGCCGGTTCTCGAGGACGGCATGTCGTTCAAGCAGTCGTCGGTGTCGCCGGAGGATGCGCAGCTGTTGGAGTCCCGGAAGTTCACGAAGGCCGAGGTCGGCTCGATCTACGGCATCGGAAACGTTCCCCCGCAGTCGGATGAGGAGCGGATGCAGGTCTACGCGGACGTGTTGCCGCCGTACTGCGAGATGCTGTGCGCCTACCTCGACATGGGGCTCTTTCAGGTCGAGTACGAGACGACGGACTACTACACGGCGTTCAATCTCGACGAGAAGCAGATGAGCGACGACCGGATCCGCGTGCTGACCGCGGCGGCCGGCGCTCCGCCGCTGCTGGTCAACGAGGTGCGTGCGCTGCTGGACTATCCGCCGACGAAGGATGGCGACAAGCGGATCATGCCCGGCAACGTGGGGTTCGTCGGCGATCCGGCGAAGCCGTCGCTGCCGTCGCAGGGCGTGATGCCGATCCAGGATCCGAACAAGCCGCCGCAGGACGGCACGAACCCGGATGCGAAGGATCAGCAGACCCCGAAAGCGATCCAGCACTTGCAGCCGCGGCGCGCGTCGGACATGGCCCGCCAGCAGCGCTACATCGACGAAGCGAAGGGCGTGCTGGACGCCTATTACGCCCGGCAGGCCCGGGTGTTGCGGCGCAAGGGCCTGAAGTTCGAGGGGGAGCGCTGGGATCGCGAGCTCGCCGACGATCTCAACGGCCTGTTGTCGAGCATCGTGGAGCGCGAGGGCGGCATCTACGTGGCTCGGCTGGCCGGCGATGACTTCGACATGCGGATGGTCCGCAACTACCTGAAAGCGACCGCGCAGGGCGTCGCGTCGGCGATCAACGACGTGACGCACGCCGACATCCAGGACATCGGGCTGGATGACGCGATGAGCCGCGCCCGGGGCGAGCGTTCGGCGGTCGCAGCCACGAGTTTGGGTGCGCGGGCAACGATTTTCGCGCGGGAAGAGGCGGCGAAGCAGGCCCCGCATTACGAGTTGCGGACGAAGACGTGGGTGGCCAATTCGCAGCGTCACGCCGAATTCAACGGTGACACTGTCCCGATAGGGGATGATTGGCCGGCCGGTTTCGCGCCGGGAAGCCCCCCGAACTGCGCCTGCACGGCCACGATCAACTGAGAGGGCACATGACCGAGATCATCGAAGGGACGCAGGAGGCGCAGGACATCCGCTTGAAGGCGGTCGTCACCGCGACCGATCAGGGCATCTTCGAGGCGGTCATCTCCACCGAGGCCATGGACCGCGAGAACGACCGGGTGTCGGCCGCGGGCATGGTGAAGGCCCTGTCGAAGTGGCCGCGCATGATCCCGCTGACGTGGGAGCACGGCGAGGAGCCCAAAGACATCATCGGCGTCATCGACCCGACGACCGCTGAGGCCGTCAACGGCGAGGTGAAGGCATCCGGGAAGATCGACCTCGAGAGCCGGCTTGGCGGGGATGCGTGGCGGGCATTCAAGGCGAAGAGCATCGCGTTCAGCTTCCACTTCATGTACGTGCCGGGCCAGGGCGCCGTCAAGAACGCTCAGGGCGGCATGGACATCATGGAGTTCGACGTGTTCGAGATCACGTCGACCCGCATGCCGATGAACAACGGCACGCGTGTCATCAGCGCCAAGAGCGCCGAGGCGCTCGCCGACCATCTCGACGACTTTGTCGCCGCGCTCGCCGAGGTTTCGGCGGGCTTGAAGGCGCTAACTGACCGCTTCGACGAGCAGCAGAAGGCTGCCGAGGTCGAGGTGGAGCTCACTAGAACGGCGCATGCCGTTGATGAGCTGAAGCAGCGCAGTGACCAGACCATCCTCGCGTTGGCGACGGACGGTGCCTCCCTGCGCAAGTCCACGCCAGCCACGCCGGAGCCGCCGCCGGAGCCGCCGAATGAGGCGGCCCTGAAGCGGCAGTCCCGCGAAGTGATGCTGGCTCTACTGACCGGAGGCACCGAATGACCCGCAATGAGCGGCGCAAGAAGGCGATCGAGTCCGAGCAGCAGCGATACGCCGATGAGATCAAGGCGGTCTGGAAGAAGGCCGAGGAGGAGGATCGCGAGACGACACCGGAGGAGCGCGGCGACGTCGAGGAGAAGCTGAAGGCCATCGAGACGCTGAAGGGCGAGCTCGAGGACGTCAACGCGTCGATCGACGTGGAGAAGAAGGTCCACGACGTGAGCCGCACGATGGGCGAGGCGACCCCGTCGCCGGGCCTGGAGTTCCACGACAGCGTCACGCTCGGCCAGAACGTGCGGGCGAAGACCCTCGGCGAGATGTTCGTGGCGTCCGAGGGCTACAAGGCGGTCCAGGCTCGCGGGTTCACCGGCGAGTGGACGACCGGCGCGATGGAGTTCGGCACGAAGGGCACGCTGCTCGAGGGCTCGGGCTCCCCGGGGTCCGGTACCGGCGGCGCGTTCCTGACGGTCCCGCAGGTGATCCCCGGGGTCACGACGAAGCTGTTCCAGAGGCTGACGGTCGCTGACCTGCTGGCGTCCGGCCAGACCTCCGGCAACACGCTGCGGTACATCGTGGAGGGCACCGCGACGTCGGCCGCGGCGGGCGTGGCGGAGGCTGGGGCGAAGCCCGAGTCGACGCTCGGCCTTTCGACGGTGGACGAGCCGGTGAAGAAGATCGCGACGACCCTGACCGTCTCGGACGAGATGCTCGAGGACGAGGCGCAGGTCCAGTCGTACATCAACAGCCGGCTCAGCCTGTTCGTGCAGATCGAGGAGGAGCGCCAGATCGTGCGTGGCGCCGGCACGAACGAGCTCGTCGGGCTGATGGCCGCGACGCGCGGCATCAACATCTACGCCGGTGGCACCGCCGCCGGCAACAAGGCGGTCCAGGCGTTCAAGGCCATGAACGGCACCAGGGGCTCGAGCTTCCTGGAGCCGTCCGGCTGGGTGATCCACCCGACCGACTGGCAGGACATCCGGCTGCTGACCGACACCGCCGGGCAGTTCTTCGGCGGCGGCCCGTTCATGGGGCCGTACGGCAACGGCACCGACATGCAGCAGTCCGGGCAGGTCAACGGCGTCGTCGACTACCTGTGGGGCAAGCCGGTCGTCGTCACGACCGCCCTGGGTGGCGCCGGTACGGCGCTGTGCGGGGCGTTCGAGACCGGCGCGCAGCTGTGGCGCCGTGAGGGCATCACGGTGGAGGCGACGAACTCGCACGCGTCGTACTTCGACAACAACCTCGAGCGCATCCGCGCGGAGGAGCGGCTCGGCCTCGCGGTCTACCGCCCGAACGCGTTCACGGAGATCCGTCTCTCGTAGGAGGGGAAGCCCTGACCCCCGGCGCGTTCCTGGAAGTCCGCGCCGGGGGCTTGGGGCCTCACCATGGCCGATCCCTTCATCAGCCCACAGGATCTGATTGACCACATGGGTCGTGGCGGCACCGCCGACGCCGGCCTCGTGATCGCGACGGACGCGGCGTGCGACATCGTCCGTGACATCGCTGAGCAGACGTTCAACCAGATGTTCGCGGACACGATCACCCTCGACGGCACGGGCACCGACGCGCTGTTGCTGCCGGAGCGTCCGGTGTCTGCCGCGGGGACCGTGACGGTCAACGGCGGCACGGTCACTGACTACGTGCTGGCCGACAACGGCATCCTGTTCCGGCGCGGCACTGTCACGTCGTCGTCTTGGGATTGCTGGTATCCGACGTGGACGTGGCCGCGTGGCCGGCAGAACATCACGGTCACCTACGACCACGGGTACGCGGACGCGGACATCCCACGGTCGGTGCGGCTGGTGGCGTTGGCTATCGCTGAGCGCATCGCGATCCAGGGCGCCGCGCTGAAGGAGAACATCGGCGATGTGAGTGTGGAGTACGCGGCGGCTTCGACGGATCTGACGCCGGGCGAGAAGATGATCCTCCGCAAGCATAAGATGACCCGCTGATGGGACTCGCGACGTGGCTCGGGGGAGGCACGGTCACGCAGCTGCGAGGCCTCGCGTTCCTGTCGCTCTCAGACTTCGGGCAGGTAGGGGCCGGCACGGTCGTCAGCGACGGCGGTGGTGGCGGCACGGCGTCGTGGTCGTATGGCGGGACGATTCCGTGCCGTATCGATCCGATCACGGGTGGGGAGCAGATGGCTGCCGATCGGCTGTCGGATCGTTCGACGCACATGGTCACGGTCCCGGCCGGCACCCAGATCTCTACGGCGGCCCGGTTCGCTATCGCCGGCCGCGGCACGTATGAGGTGACGGCGGTCAGGTCGCGGACGGGTGAGCCGCTTACGTTCTTCGAGGTCGTGCAGGCCTCATAATCCGTGGAGGGCCGTCGTTCCGTGGCTTGGCGCTGATGGCCCTCCGCGATCTTCAAGCCAAGCCACAAGCCAAGCCACCAGGAGGAAGCCACCGATGACCAAGAAGTGCATCTGGCACTCGAACGCGCCATGGGCACCGACCGGGTACGGGCAGCAGACGAAGCTCTTCGCGCCGTACCTGCGCGCGTACTTCGACGAGTTCGCGATCAGCGCGTTCTACGGCCTCGACGGAGCCCCGCAGACCTGGCACGACATCCCGATCCTGCCCGGGGTCGGCGGGACGATGGGCAACGAGGCGCTGCCGATGCACGCCGACATGTTCTTCGGCGGCAACAAGCGCGACGGCCTCGTCCTCACCCTGATGGACG